GCGGCCCACCCGGCGATGATGAGTGCGCCGATCATGGCGTGCTCACGACGAATCCGCTGCGCCCGGTCAGTGAGCGTGCCTTGCCTTTCGCCGACAGATCGCCGATCACGCCGCCGGCTGTCAGCATCCATTCGTCGGTGCTGTCGGCGTCGAGCACGACCGGCGCCGGGTCGAACGGCGCGGCCGTGACGGTCGGCGCACCCTTGCGCCGCGAGGTGACCATGGCGACCGGCACGCCACGTGCCATCGCCGCGGCAACGGCGCCGGCGTCGGATCGTTCGTTCCACGAATAGGCGACGCGGTACGCCGCGCCGAGCCACCCGTCGCCCTGCAGGGTTTCGGGACGTTTGCTGTAGCCGTAGGACAGCACGCCTGGCAGCACCGACCCGTCCGTCAGCGACGGCAGGACGGTCTCCCAGGCGATGTCACTGTTGACGTTGGGGCGGAACAGGATCCGCCCGTGCTTGCGCACTGCCCGGACGAGCTCGAACGCCAGGATGCGGGCGAACGCGTGCGGCTCCCGCGCCAGCAGATCGGTCCGCCACAGCCACGCGCGTTGCACACTGCCGAACCGTCCGTTGCCGTTGCGCAGCACACACACCTTGACGCAATGCCCGGCGTGCGGGCAGGCATTCAAACTGAGACGTCGGTACCCGTCGGCGGCGGGCAGCACGACACGGAAGCTGTGCAGGGTGAGACCGTAGGACGGCGTCGCCGCGCCGGCGAGCTTGTGGTTGGCGTCGGGTGGCGTCAACAGGTCCGCCGGGCGACGGACGAAACCGTGCCGGGCGCGGGCCGCGGCGAGCGTGTCGTAGTCGTCGACCGGCCGGGAGAGCTGCTTGAGCTGGGCGCGCACGGCGTCGCCGAACGTGCTGTCCAGATCCGGCGCGACGTCGCCGATGTGAGACGTCAGATCGATCATGAGTGCTCCCGGCGTGCGAATGACTGCGCGTAGAGGCGCTGATGCTCGGCGGCACGTTCGGCGATCCCGACGAGGATTGCCGCGCGCCGTTCCGGCGTGTGAGCGTGTGCGGCGCGGAAGAACCGTGACGCGGCGCTCTCTGCTGGGGTGTGTGAAGTCATGCCCAGCAACCTAGCACATGATGTGACACATTGCAACATGGTGCGACGGCGGCGCACAGACATAGACCACGCGCGTGCTCAGTACTGCTCTCGCGCGTGTACTGTTCCGGTACATGGTCCGCGCGGAGCCTGACCCGCGCGACGACCAGGACACTGACGTAGACACGGGACGTCGACAGCATCTCGTCCCGTGGACGAAAGGTGACCCGCGAGCCGTCGCCGCGGCGAAGAAAGGTGCCGCCACCCGACGCGCTCAAGCTGCCGCTCGCCGCGCCGACCGCGGCGACATTGCCAAACGATTGCGAGCGATGGCAGACACGTTCGAACGGGACGACGTCGGACCAATGGCCCTGGCCACAGCAGTCGATGTGATGGGCAAGGTGGTACGCGGTGAGATCAAAGTACGTGACCCGGCAACCCTGATCCGAGTACTGGTCGACATCGCACGGGCGGAGGAAGGACTCCCGACAGGACCGACCACCATCGTTGCCCATGTCGGGACCGATGCGGTGGCACGGGCGATGGCACTGCGCGACGAGGCACGCGCGGCGCTGGCGCGGGTCGTCGACGTAGACAGTGCACAGACAGGGACCGACACTGACGCACTGTGATGCGTCATGATGTGCCGTGGAGCACTCGGCGGCTCACGCTCCCGGCGCTCGAGCACTGCCGGCAGGCATGCCAGCACCCTGCCGCCCAGCTCACGGGCGGTAGCAGCTCCCGGCCTGGAGTGCGGAACCGCCGATCAGCATCGGAGCTCGCACCCCCACCCCCGATGAGCCCCGCCCCCAACCACGAATAGATACTGTCCGCTCCTAGAACGCGGCGGTTCTTGGGTGTCACAGGGTTGAAGCTCCTGGACCATGCCGGTTCTGGTCGTCACGGCGGTTGAGGCCGGGGGTGCGTGGCGGTTCTGGTTCTGGGCGCCCGCAGGGTCGTTCCATCGTGTTCTGTCCTGTGTCATGCTGTGCGGTCGAATGTCGACGGCTCTTGCTGCGCTGGGGCATCTGAGCGACGAGGAGATCGCCGCCCTGCCCCCGGAGTTGTTGGAGCGTTATGTCGTCGAGCTCGACAACCAGTTGTTGTTGCGCAGTCCCGCCCACTTCGCCGCCGGGCTGAGCGGGGGCATGTGGCAGCCGTTCCATCATCTGCAGGTGACCAGTGATGCCATCGTCGAGATGGTCGAGGATGATGCGTGTGACCTGTTGTTGATCGATCAGCCGGTGCGTCACGGCAAGACGGAGCTGTGTTCGCGTTGGACGCCGGCCTGGTATCTCGCCAAGTTCCCCCAGCGCCGGGTGTTGTTGGCGTCGTACGAGGCGGATTTCGCCGCCACTCACGGTCGCCGGGTGCGCGAGCTGGTCGCACAGCACGGGCCGCGCTTCGGGATCGACATCGATCCCAACAGCCGGGCGGCCAACCGCTGGGAGCTGGCCAACGCGCCGGGCGGGATGGGCACCGCCGGGGCCGGCGGGGCGATCACCGGCAAGGGCGGGCATCTGCTGGTCGTCGACGATCCGGTCAAGAACGTCGAGGAGGCGCAGTCCGAGGTGATGCGCCAGCACCTGTGGGAATGGTGGCAGAACGTGTGGCTGCCCCGCCGGGAGCCGGGCGCCAAGCTGTTGTTGATCATGTCCCGTTGGCATGTCGACGACATCGTCGGACGGTTGCTGGCCACCGAGACGGGGATGCGTGTCCGTCGTCTGCGCATGCCGGCGGTCGCCGAGGTTGACGACATGCTGGGCCGCCGCCCGGGTGACGCCCTGTGCCCGGCGCGTTACGACGAGGCGGCGCTGGACCGGATCCGCATCGATGTCGGGCCGAGCGCCTGGGCCAGCCTGTACCAGCAGCGGCCGGTCGCTGCCGGCGGCGGGATGTTCCGCCGGGACCGGTTCGGGACGTGGACGCACACCGCCGGCACCGACGGGGAGGGCTTCTACCGTCTGGGTGAGACGCTCGTCGACGAGCGTGAGACGTGGCGGTTCGCCACGATGGACCCGGCGTTCACCCGTTCCAAGCGGTCCGACTTCACGGCGATGGCGGTGTGGGCGGTCGCCCCGACCGATCCGCACAGCCTGATCCTGTTGGATCTGCGCCGGGTGCGTGTCGAGCACGCCGACCACGCCCCGATGGTCACCGAGATGTGGGAGCGCTGGCGGCCGGCGTGGGTCGGGATCGAACGCCAGATGGCCACCCTGTCGCTGTTCGACGACGTGCAACGCCACGGCGTGGTGGTCCGCTGGCTGACCCCGGACCGCAACAAGATTGCCCGAGCCGAGACGGCGGTGGCGGTGTGCGACGCCGGCCGGGTGTACCTGCCGGCGCATGCCCCGTGGCTCGGCGAGTTCCTCGACGAGGTGGTCAACTTCCCCGTCGCCGCCCACGACGACCAGGTCGACGTGCTGTCGTACGCCTGCATCGAGCTCGCCCGCCGGGCCGTGCACCCGCGCAAGGTGCGCACCGAGCCGAACACCCGTGACGAGCGCTGCTGGCAGCAGTTGGCCAGCCGTGAGCGTCGGCACCGCTTCCATCCGGTGCTGGGGAGGATGTGATGGCGTTCTACCTCGCTGGTCAGCAGCCGTCCGCCAACGAGGTGATCGTCAACGCCGGGCCCGGCTACTGCGAATGTGTGCAGTCCGTCGTCGCCCTCGACACCGACCTGATCAGCCATCGGGCGATCTGGGTCGGCGGCGGCGGCGACCTCGCCGTGTTGGACCACGACGGCCACACCGTCGTCATCGCCGGGATCCCCACCGGCACGCTGATGCCGTTGTCGGCGAAGAAGATCCTGTCCGCCGGGACGACCGTCACCAAGTTGGTGCTGTGGCGGTGACCGCCCGTTCCACGGCCCGGATGCCGCCGGGGTTGGGGTTCATCCGACCTGACACTGCCGGCGCGCTGCCGGTCGTGCCGACCCTCTACGCGACTGCCGTCGGCACGCTGTGCACGGCGGTGGCGTCGAACTTCCCGCCCAACGCCACCTTCACCGTCCGCTGGGGGGACAGCCGCAACAGCGATCATCCGACCGGGCCCGGCGGCGGCGGCTCCTGGCAGCACACCTACACCGCGGCCCGGACGTACACGATCAGCGCCCGACCTGTCGCCGATCCGAACACGGTTGTCGCCTCGACCACCGTCACCATCGTCAAGGCCGCCCTGCTCCCCGTGGAGGAACCATGACCGAGACCGAGACCCTGCCCGACGAGGCGGAACAGACCGAGACGTCCCCACCGCCCGAGGACACCGTCCCGCTGGAGTTGCGCACCTGGGGGTTGTCGGGCCAGCCGTCGAGCTGGGCGCTGTCCACCTGGAGCGGGCTGATCGACACGATCCGCGCCGCCAACATTGGCCTTGCCGACGCTGCGGCGGTGCAGGCCGGGCTCGACGCCCAGTTTCCCGACGCCGGCTACCAGGCGGCCGACGTGATGCTCGCCCACCCGCCGTCCGCAGCGTTCGCCGCAACCGTCGACGGGACCAGCGTGCGCGTCGACCTGGCCGACGACGCCGACCTCGACCTGCCCGACGAGCAGGTCCGCTGGGACTGGGGCGACGAGGGCTACCAGTTCGACGCCGGCGGCTACGACCACGACTACGGCGCAGCCGGGACCTACACGATCCGCTGCACGATCCCTGTCGGCGGGGTCGTGTACACGACGACACAGGAGGTGGAGGTGGGCGAGACCCCCGAGGAGCAGGACGACGAGGTCGAGGCGCCGCAGGATCCGGCCGGCGGTCTGATCAACCCGGGCGTGCTCGGACGCGACGCCACCGTGTTCGAGTCGGCCACCGACGACGAGCCGAACACGACGGTGTCCCCCGAGGAGTCCCAGGAGCAGGCCGACGCGGTGGAGACCTACACCCGTCTCGCCCCCGGCCAGACATGGTCCGGCCCCGACGACCAGCCCGGCGTGGAGCAGCATCCCGACCCCGACCCGGCCGAGAGCGTTCCCGACCCCGAGCAGGAGGAGTCGGACGCCTATGACCCGTCAGACCACACCGTCGACGATGTGCTCGCCTACGCCACCGACCATCCCGACGAGGTCGAGGCGATCCGCGTCGCCGAGGAGCAGGGCAAGGCGCGCGTCGGGATCCTGGACAAGCTCTGATGCAGGCCCGGCCCGCCTACCCGGTCGACGCCGTCACCGGCGGGTGCTTCGTCACCCGCCGCTACGAGATCGCCCCTGGTGAGCAGATCTGCGACCTCGACTGTGACCTCGACGCACTGCCGCCGTGGGGGCGCCTGTGCGTCTCCGAGCTGGGAGTGCGGATGATGGCCGGCTGCCTCGGGTTGAACATCGCCGAGTCCGGCCAACTCGAGCAGTTGCAGGCCGAGATCGCCGACCTGCGCGCCGAGAACCAGCGGATGCGCCGGGCGTTCTCGGCGATTCTCAACGCCACCCGTCTCGCCGGGATGGAGGAGTACCTGCCCTCCTCGTTGGCGGTGGCGCAGTGATCGCGGCGGTTCTCACCCTTGGCACGGTGGCCGTCGCCCTCGCCGGTGTGCTGTGGGCGGTCGTGTCGATGCAGGCCCGGGAGCGACGGGAGTGGGCCGGTGAGCGGCGCGCCCTCGTCGACCGGGCCATCGCCCGGCACACCGGCGAGGTGATCGCCCTCGAGCACGCCCAGGACGATCGTGTCGAACGTCCCACCGTCGAACGTCCCGTCGCCGTCGGGATCTGAAGGAGGAACCGATGCTGCTCGCCGACATCGCCCACGGCAACACCGGCTTCTCCGACGTGATGATGCTGGTTGCACTGATCCTTTTCCTCATCGCCGGGTTCGTCGCCTACACCGTCAAGGCGCTGTGGGCGACGGTGATGTCGCTCGGACTGGCCGCCGTCGCCCTCGGCCTGCTGGTGCTCTGACCGTGCGATCCCTGGTGCGACCTCCGGGCGGCGGGAGGCGGCGGGGAGACTCGCCGATCTATGGCGAGCCGCCGGATCGGGCCGAGGTCGACACCTACCGCCGGAAGACCAGGACCGAGTTGGCCACCGCGGAGGCGGCCGAACTGGTTCGCAAGCGCAAGGCGGCCTACAGCAACGCCCGCCTCGTCGGATCCAACGCCGTGCGCCGTGCCGGTGGCGGGCTCAACTGGTACGACCGTGCCAGCCGGCTGATCGGCACCAGCCGCAACGAGGACACCCCGGTCCGCTTCACCCGGCCCCGCCGGCTCGGCAACCCGAGGATCCGCTGATGCCCGGGCCACAGGTACGCCGCTGGGACGTCTACGAAGCGCTGCGCCGCAAGCACTACTCCAAGCAGCTCGCCGCGCGCATCGCCAACAGCCGTCGAGGGGCCAAGCACAAGCCGCGGCCGTTGAGGGCGAAGTCGTGAGCGACTCGACGGTCGGCATCTACTCGGCGCCGCGGCGCGAGGACGCGCCGCTGACCCCGGCCAGGATCAGGGAGAAGTGGGACCGCTCCCAGCGTGCCACCCGCCGGGTCCGTGAGGTCGCCGCGGTCAACCACGCCTTCTTGCAGAGCCAGATGTGGCTGTACTGGAACCGGGCCACCGAACGGCTCGAGGAGATGCCCCGCGAGCCGACCCGGGTCCGGGCGTCGGTGGCCCGGGTCGGACCGGACAGCCGGCGGATCCTGGCCAAGCTGATGCGCCGCAACCTCGTGTTCGACGTGCCCCCGAGCTCGCCCGACGATGCCGCCATCCAGGCCGCCCGGCTGGCCGAGGCGGCGCTGATGCAGGCGCAGCGCTCCCAGCACTGGGAGGACGTTCGCACCGACCACGCCTACTGCACCTGGGAGGCCAGCGTCGCCGGGCTGTGCGTCGAGTGGGATCAGCGGGTCGGCAACCCGATCGGGATCGACGAGCTGGGTCGGCCGATCGGCACCGGCGACGTGCGAGTGTCCACGGTGTCGCTGCACGAGATCGGCTGCGAGCCGGGCACCCGCGACCTGGAGCACGCCCTGTGGTGGATCCGTGGTGTGGCGATGCCGCCGTCGGAGGCCAAGGACATCTACAACCTGCCGGTCGAACCGAAGGCCGATGCCCGGGCGGTCGACACGGTGTGGCGGGTCGCCGACGGTGACGTTGCCTCGCTGACCCCGCTGACGATGGTGCTCACCTACTACCAGCGGCCGTCGGGGACCAAGCCCGGCGTGGTGATGACCGTCGTCGACGGCCAGGTGGTCGACGGTGGTGAGTGGCCGTTCCCGTTCGACGACCGGTTGAACATCGCCGTCGCCCGGGTCGAGCCGATCCACGGCCGGTGGTGGGGGCACACCCCGGTCACCGACGCGGTGCCGGTGCAGACCCTGCTCAACGCGTCGTGGAGCTCGATCGTCGAGCACATGAAGCTCGCCGGCAACGCCCGCTGCTGGGTGCCGATGGGGGCGATCGACGACGTCGAGGACCTCACCGACACACCCGGCGAGTTCATTGAGTACAACCCGATCAACGGCCAGAAGCCGAACTGGGACGCCCCGCCGACGATGCCCGATTGGTGGATCCGCCAGCCCGAGATGCTCGGTGCGGCGATGGACGACATCCTGTCGGTCCACGACGTGTCCCGCGGGGACGCCCCCGCCGGGATCGAATCCGGGATCGCCCTGTCGATCCTGTCGGAGAACGACGACACCCCGGTCGGGGCGCTGGCCAAGGCGCTCGCCGAATGCTGGGGCCGGGCAGCGACGATGTGCCTGAAGCTGTGGGAGGCGAATGTCGCCGAGACCCGTCAGGCGACCGTGTACACCAACGGCATCCCCGAGGCGATCTCGTGGTCCGGCGGCGACCTGCTCGGCCAGACCGAAGCGGTCGTCCCGCTCGACGCCGTGCTGCCCCGCTCGCGGGCCGCCCAGGCCGCCTACGCCTTGCAGCTGTACGACCGCCAGATCATCCGCACCCCCTACGAGCTGGCCAAGGTCGCCGACCTCCCCGACCAGGACGACCTGCTCGCCGGGATCGACCCGGACACGGCACGCGCCCAGCGGGAGAACCGTTGGCTGACGATCGGGACGCCACGCACCGTCGACATCATCGACGACCACCAGAACCACTTGAAGATCCACCGCGACTTCCAGCGTTCCGAACGGTGGGACTACCTGCCGCCGCAGATCCAGCAGATGATGCGTGACCACTGCCAGGCCCACGAGATGTACGCCGCCGGCGCGGCGGCCGAGCAGGTGCAGGCGCTCGGCGTGTCGCCGCTGGCGGCGATGCTGCCGACCCAGGCGACCAAGCCGATCCCGACCAACGACCTGGCCACTTCGCAGGCCGCCGGGATGCTCGTTCCACAAGCCGGGATGACCACCGGCGCCCCGGCGTCGCCCGGCCAGGCGCTCGGCCAGCCCGGCTCGCTGCCACTTGACGTCGAAGCCGAGATCAACGCCGTTGGCCAGGGTGCTGGTGAAGGTGCGCCCGGTCCGACCCCGACACCCCCGCTCGCCGGCGGAACGCTCCCACCCGCCGGCGGGTCGGCGGCGCCACCCCCCGAGGAAACGCCATGAGTGACAATGGACTGACCAGCGACACCGCGCCTGTCTCGCAGCCGGCGGCGCCCGCTCCGGCCGCGACCCCGCCGACGGCATCCCCGCCGCCGGCGGGGACCGGGGCCGATGACCCGCTCGCCGCCCCACCCGATGACCAGGCCGTGTTCTCCCGTGGCTACGTCGACAAGATCCGCGGCGAGGCGCAGCGCTACCGAGAACAGGCATCGACGGCGACGAGCTCGCTGAGCGCCTACGACGACGTGTTCGGGGTGTACCCCGACGAGGACCGCCAGGTGTGGTTCCAGCTCGCCCGTGACTGGGCGCAGGACCCGGCCAAGGCGGCAGCGGTGATGGCCCAGATCGCCCAGGAGGTGCTCGGCGAGACGCCCCAGTTCCAGGCCAACGCTGAACCGGCCGCGGCGCCGACCCTCGAGCAGGCCGTCGCCCAGCTCACCCCCGAACAGGTGCAGTCGATGATCGAGGAGTCGCTCGCCGCTCGCGACCGTGGCGTTGCCGAGCAGCGGGCGATCGACGACGTGTTCGCCGAGGTGCGTGCGGCGGGCTACGACCCCGAGTCGGCCGAAGGGTTCTCGGTCCTCTACAACGCCAACCACTTCACCGGCGGTGACATCGCCAAGGCGGTGGAGATGGTCCGTGCCCACGACCAGAAGATCATCGACGACTTCGTCGCCGGACGTTCCGGGCGCCCGATGGTGTCCCCGGCTGGCGGGGTCGCCGCCACACCGGAGGCGCCGGCGATCACCAACATCGACGAGGCACGGCGCGCCACCGACGCCTTCCTGCGGGAACGTCGCGGTGCCTCGTAGCCGACCACCGTGCGGGTGCAGAGCCTGAAGCTCGGCCCGCCCACAACTCAACCGGGTGCAGAGCCTGAAGCTCGGCCCTCCTCCCGTGCAGAGCCGGATGCTCGGCGGATCCCAACCGATCCCCGCGAAGGAGAACACGAGTGGCTGCAGATCCACTGACCCGTTCCACCGCGGATGCCGTGCTCAAAGAGTTCTACCTCCCGGGCATCCGCTCAATCCTCAACTCCGAGGTGTTCCTGCTGTCGCAGGTCGAGACCAACTCGGAGGACATCGAAGGCCGCCGCGCAGTGCTGGCGATCAACACCGGTCGCAACACCGGCATCGGTGCCCGCGCCGAGATGGGCATGCTCCCCGACGCTGGCCACCAGGGCTACAGCGAAGAGCGCGTCACCCTCAAGTACAACTACGGCCGGATCCAACTCTCCGGTCCGGTGATCCGCTCGATGGGCTCGGACCGGGGCAGCTTCACCCGGGCGATCACGTCGGAGACCCAGGGCGTCACCCGCGACCTGCGCAACGACGTCAACCGCCAGTTGTACGGGTTCGGTGACGGCCGCATCGCCACCGTTGCCGCCGGGACCAACACGACCACGCTCACGTTGCAGACCCCGACCAGCAACCAGAAGCGCCAGTTGCAGGTCGGCATGAACATCGACGTCGGCACCACCGCCAACCCGACCGCCACCGCGTCGGCGCGGACCATCTCGGCGGTCAACACCACCGCCGGCACGGTCACCGTGTCGGGCACCAACATCGCCACCATCAATGCCGGTGACATCATCTTCCTCGCCGGGTCCGGTGGCACCGGCGCGTCGCAGAAGGAGATCACCGGGCTGCAGAAGCAGGTCGCAGCGACCGGCGCGCTGTGGAACATCGACCCGGCCGTCGTCCCGTCGTGGGCGAGCTATGTCGACGATCCCGGCTCCAACCGGGCGGTGTCCGAGGCGATGTTCCTCAAAGCGGCCCAGGAGGTCAACGTCAACTCCGGCGAGGAGATCAACCTGTGGGTCACCTCGGCCGGGGTGCAGCGGGCCTACGCCGCGCTGCTCACCACGCTCAAGCGGTTCAACAACCCCGTCGACCTGCACGGCGGGTTCAAGGCGCTCGACCTGTCCAACACCAACCAGGGCAACACCGGCTCCAACACGGTGGCGATGGTGTTCGACAAGGACTGTCCCGACAACACCGCGTTCGGGCTGACCACCCGCCGCTTCCAGTGGTACAAGATGTCGGACTGGGAGTTCATGGAAGAGGACGGGGCCGTCCTCAACCGTGTCCCCAACGTCGACGCCTACGAGGCGACGCTGTTCCTGTACGCCGAACTGGCCACCGACGGCCGCAACGCCCACGCCAAGGTGGGTTCGCTGACCGAGGCGTGACCCGATGGCGACGACCCCGCGCGGTGACGACTCCATGCTCCGGCGTGCGGTCATCGCCGACCTGGCGCGTCGCATCGTCGCCCAGCGCACCGGTGCGGGTGGCAACGCCCGCCCGGTGCCGCTGCGGTCCCGACAACGATCTCTGACTGCACGGCCGGTTCCCCAGCGTCAGGGCGCGCCGGCAGGACCGGTGCGGCGATGAACGGGCTGATCCACCCGGAGTGGGTCAACGGCCGACGGCTGTGGATCGACACGCCGATGCGCGACCTGATCGACCGGGTCCGCTTCGGTGACCCGGTGAAGGGCTGGGAGGGTGACGACCGGCTCGGCGTGTACTGGGACGAGCCGCGACGCCGCTTCGAGCTGTGGCGGCTGGAAGATGACGGGCAGTACCGGCTGGTGTGCCGGTCGGCGCCGGACATGGCCTTCGACGAGCGGATCATCGACGCCCTGCTGGCCTGGGACCGCCAGCGGCGCAGCATCCCGCTGCACGACGAGATCACCGATCACAACGCCCGGGTCGAAGCCGAGCATGAACGCCACGTCGTCGATTGGGCGACCGAAGAGATCGGCCCCCGGCTGCGTCACGCCATCGGCGAGGAGGCGTAGATGGCGACGTTGATGGACCTGCGACGGCTCACCCGGCACCGGCTCGGGATCCCCGTCTCGGACGACTTCATCACCGACTCGGTCCTCGACGACCACGTCAACCTGGCGGTGCAGGTGATCGAAGGCGAGTACCACTGGCCGTGGTCCGACGTCGTCGACACAGTCACCGTCACCGCCACCAGCCCCGACATCCCGCTGCCGGTCGGCTACCGGGCGACCCGCGCGATCGTCGACGGTCAGAACGAGCTGGCCGCCGTGGCTCCCGCCGACCTGCTCGCCTGGAACGACGCCACCGGCCAGGCGCCGCTGGTGTGGTGCCCGATCAGTGACGCCATCACGGTGCGTCCGATCGTCCAGACCGACACCGCCCTGCTCCACTACTGGTACCGCCAGCCGGTGTGGCTGCGAGACGACCTCGACCGGCCGGCGATCCCCGACCAGTTCACCGGGGCGATCGTCGCCAAGGCCGCCGAGCTGCTGTCGTCACGGGAAGGCGCCGGCGCCGACGCCACCCGCCACGGCTCCGAGTACAGCGAGTGGATGACCCGGATGCGCCGCGACGTCCGACGCACCACCGCACCGACACGGGTCCGGGTTCGGCCCGGGGGATGGCTGTGAGCGGTGGCCGACTTCACTCTGCGCGTCGCCGACTTCAAGGGTGGGGACTTCGGCGTGCGCGACCCGGCGAAGGCCGACGCCGACACGTTCTCCGGCGTCAACGTGTACCCCTACTCCAGCGGGCTGCTCGGAGTGCGTGCCGGGTTGAAGCAGCTGACGGTGACCGGGCTGCCGACCCATCCGATCGTCCCTGGGCCGCTCGGGTTCTGGTGCTACAGCAACAAGCTCGTCGTGTTCCTCTCACGGCCCTACGAGTTCCCGGTAGCCGGCGGGGCGGCGACGGCATGGGCGCCGTACCCGGACAACCCGACCCCCTCCAGCCCGGTCCGCTTCGTCATGGCCGCCGGGGTCGTCTACTCGCTGTGCAACGGCAAGTTGTACAAGCACACCAACCCGACGACGACCACGGCGGTGTCGCTGCCGTCGCCGCTGTCGCACATCGTCCGCTGGGGCTACTACTTCGTCGGGGTCGACCGCAACATCCCGTGGCGGATCTGGTTCTCCACCGTCGACGCCACCGGTGCCCATTACGACCAGTGGGGCGCCAACAACTACCTCGACATCGGCGGCAACGAGGCGATCACCGCGCTCAACCCGATCTTCAACACCCTGTACGTCGGCAAGCGCTCCGGGTGGAACTCGGTGTCCGGGGTGCTCGGCACGCTGGCCTCGGTGCGCGGGGTGGCGATCGGACTGGGACCGGTCGACCCGCGCCTGACGACGGTGACCACCGACAACCGGATCCTGTACTGGCCGGTCGAGGCCCGGCCGGCCTGGTTCAACGGGGAACGGGTCTACCTCGACGCCCTCCAGGACGTCACCCCGCGCTCCACGCCGTTCACCTGCGACAGCGTGATCGTCACCCCGACCGCCCGTCGCCTCGTCCTGGCCAACGACGTCACCGCCGGGACCGAACTGCTGTCGTGGAGCGAACGGGCGTGGAGCCGTCACCTGTTCCCCGGGCGTCTCGGCGGGCTGGTGCCGGGCAACGTCGTCGACGGTGGCGGCTTACCGCCCGACACCGTGTATGCCGTGCTCGCCCCGACGACGGTCGGTGACCCGGTGGTGATCACCTCCTACCAGCACACCCTGGACCGGCCCGGCAGCGTCGACGACCTGTACGCCGCCCCGGGCGACATCGGCGGCAGCGGGCCGGTCATCGGGCAGGTGTCGTTCCCGTCGTACTGGGAGCCGATCGGCCGCCAGGTGCAGGTGCGTTCGATCATCGTCCAGTTCCGCAAGTGGAACGGCGGCGTGTCCGACGCGCTCAACCAGATCGAGGTCCGTCTCGACGCCCACGGCGCCTACGGACGCGGGGTGACCGCCGGGGTGACCGCCAACTGGGACGAGCCCACCGAACGGGCCTCGGTCGACGGCAGTGACGACTCGTGGCGGGTCAACGTCGGCGAGCAAGGGTTCGGCAACGGCTTCCAACTGCACGTCACCAAGATGATCGGGGTGGCGCTGCGCGAGGTGATCGTGGCCTGCAACGTGCGAACGGAGCGGACATGAACCTGAACCAACTGCCGTTCCAGTACACCCTGCGCGGCGACCATCTCGCCCGGCTCGACGGCCAGATGCTGGCCGAAGCCCACGAGCAGCGCGACCGCGACCTGGAGGACTACCTCGGGGAGCTGCTCGACGTGATCTCCACGTTGGAGGCGCGGGTGACCGCGCTGGAGACCTGACGATGGCCGTCAAGCCCGCCCTCACCCCGGCGCAGAACGCGGCACGCAGCGTCTACGACTGGACCGGCACCAAGCTGACCCGCGAGCAGACCGCGCAGATCCTGTACCAAGCCGGGTTCCGTGGCCAGGCGCTGGTCAACATGGTCGCCATCGCCGGGCGCGAGTCGAACTACCGGCCTGGCATCCACGGCACCGCGTCGCCCAAGGCCAAGGTGTCGGGCGACCGCGGCCTGTTCGGCATCAACTACAGCAACGACGCCCGACTCAAGGCCGCCGGGATCATCAAGAGCGCCACCGACCTGTTCGACCCGCTGACCAACGCCCGGGCCGCCTACTTCTTGTCCAACGGCGGCACCAACCTGTTCCCGTGGGGGGCCACGAAAGGCGGGTGGGCCTCCGGCGGTGACCCGTTCTACGGCACCAACCGCAACGCCGCCGCCGCCGCGGTGCAGAACGCCGCCAACCAGGGACTGCTCGGCAAGGGCTGGTCCGGCGGGGGAACGATCACCGCGGGAGGAACCGTGACCCCGTCGGCACCCACCTCGCAGTACGTCTCGGCGCAGCAGAACGTGTTCTCCACCTGGCTGCGCCAACAGCCCGTCGCCACCCAGCAGCAACTCGCCGGGTTCCTCAAAGGCAAGCACGGGCTCGGCGACATCGCCAAGTTCATCAACGACCCCAAGACGCCCCAGGAGGCTCGCGACTACCTCAACTTCCTCGCCCAGCTCAACCCGGCGCAGCAACGCGTCCAGGCCGGCCAGTTGGCGGTGGTCAACCCGGCGGCGACCGCGGCGGCGCCGGCACCGCGGCCTTCGCCGGAGATGACCAACCTGCTCAAGACGCTCGGCGTGCAGTACCCGCAGGCGCCGCAGCCGACCCCGGCCCTGCTCGCCTTCCTGCGCGGGGTCGGGCTCAACCTGTCCACTGCCGAAGACTTGAAGAACGCGGCGATCCAGCGGATCGGTGCCTCGATGTCCGACGCGATGGCCGACATCGACCGCACCGCCGGGCGCACCAAGCAGAACGTCACTGCCGACCTGGTCCGTCGAGGGGTGCTCGGTTCCGGTGAGGCCAACACCCGCTACGCCCGTCAGGCCGAGGACGTTGCCGCCCAACGCAAGGACGTGCAGCGCACCGCGGCGCAGGCCAAGCAGCAGGCCGGGGAGACCTATCTGCAGGCCCGCGACCTGGCCCGCCAGCAGGCGCTCGACCGGGTGATCTCAGCCGAACAGGAACAGGCCACCCAAGCAGCGACCTCGAAGGCGCAGAAGGACGCCCTCAAGGCGCAACAGGATGCCGCTGACCTGTCATGGGCACGGCAGCAGGCCGCGCAGCAGGAGTCCCTGCGCCAGCAGACCGACTTGATGCGCAAGTACGCCGCCCAAGGAGTCGTCGTGTGATGAGGGGGAGCCGTGGCTGATCCGATCCCGGCCGCCAACGCGGCCCTGCTCGCTGCCCAGGCCAAAGCCGGCCAGGCCGGCGTCGACGCCTACAAGGCGGCCCAGGCCGAACTACAGAACCAGCGCAAGACCGCAGTGCAACAGGCGATGCAGGAAGCCGCGCTGCGCGGCGCCCCGACCGGCGCGGTCGGCTCGATCGCCTCGACGATCACCGGCCCCTACGACCAGGCGATCGCCGGGATGAGCCAGGCGTCGTCCGCTTACCAGGCGTCGATGGCGGCCCGTGACCGGCGGATGGCCGACTACAACCAGGCGGTCCTGGCCACCCGCTCGTACATCCCCCAGCAGGTCGAGATGGCCGTTGCCCCGATCCGCGCCCAAGGCGAGTACAACGTGCGCCAGGAGCAGATCCGCGGCCAGCAGTCGGTCGCCGAGATCGAGGCCAACACCGACCTGACCCGGGCACGGATGGACGCCACCGCCCAGGCCGCAGCCATCAAAGCCGCCCAGGACGCCGCTGCGGCCAGCGCCCAGGACTCGCAACTGTCCCAAGGTGAGCTCTCGGCGATGCTCGGCAACGAGGCCCGTGACATCCTCGGCGCCACCGGCGACGTCAGCAATCTGATCGGCGCCAACCTGGCGGCGTTGCGTCAGAACGCCGGCCAGATCGGCCGTCGCGTCACCAAGGCCGCATCGGCAGCCCAACGCAAGGTGGCCGGTGACGCCTTCTGGAGGATGCAGGCCGCTGCCTACACCGCCAAGGCCGTCGCCGAGGACCGTGCCCGTCAACGGTCGCTGGCCGAGCTCCCGCCGTCGACGATCGCAGCGATGGGCGGTGGCCCACCGGTCGTCGGTTCGACCGGCTACCAGCCGCCCCGACGAACTGCACCCCCCGGATCCCAGCCAGGCGACGTCGTCGGCTACACCCACTCTGGGGTCCCGATCTACTCCGACCAATTGCCGGCCGGAGGCGACCTGCCGCCGTGGGTGCTGCAACCGTCGCAGATGCCCGGGATGCAGTCGCCGTCGGCATCGCTGATCAACCTCAATCCGAACCGCTACGCCGCAGCCAACGCGGCGATCTCGGCGCTGCAGGCCCAGGCGTCCCGCCTGCCCGCACAGAACCAGGCGATCCTGGCACGCACCCTGGCCACTGGACTCGCCGGGATCCGCCAGGCCGCCAACCAGTACGCCACCGTTGACCCAGCGACCGGCAACCGGATCCTGCTCACCCCCGGGCAGGTCCAGGGGCTCGACCCGTTCACGCGCAACGTCGTCCAGGGCGCCCTGCAGCAGGGCACGATGATCTCCCCGAGCGGGTTCTCCAGCATCGTGATGGGCGACCCGACGCGTGACATCGAGAAGATGGCCACCCAGACCGCGGCGGGGGAACCGGTCCTCACCGGTGGCGGAGTCGGCTCGAGGTACTCCTCCGATGTCGTGCGCGCCGCGCTGCAGGAGGCCGGTCGGCGACTCGTCGACCAGGGCTACGACATCGACCCGGCCGAGCTCGCCAACGCCATGCCCAACGAGGTGCCGTCGGTCTACAACTACCTCGCCAAGGCGTCCGGCCAGCCGACCAGCGAGCAGGAGTACGCCGCCGCCGTCCGCAACCAGGCCGGGATCACCAAGGGAAAGACCACCGCCTCCAAGGCCGACGAGGCCGCGGCGCGTGACGAGCTCGCCTCCCGGTACGGCACCGAACCGCCCGACAAGCTCGGCGACCCGCTCGACATCCTCGAGATCGTCACCCAGCCCGAGACCAAACCGGACTTCGAGCAGGCCCAGTCCCAGATCCAGGACATGCTCGACAACTGGAAGGACAACGAGCAGCCGACCCATGAGCGGCTGCTGCGCAAGCTGCGCACGGCCGGTGTCAGCGCCAGACTGGCCGAGATCGCCCTGTGGAGCGTCGGCTTCTGATGGCAGCGCCGGTCCGCACCTTGCGCCCGAGCCAACTCGTCGGGCTGGCCGGTGGACCGGTGATCCACACCACTGCACGCCCGCTGCCCCGGAGCATGGCCGTCCCCGGTGGTCGGGTCGCCAGCCTGCTCGCCCGGGAGGCGGCAACCACCCCGCAGGTCGCGCCACGCCCGATCACCCGGCCCGCGCCGAAACCGAAGTCGGTGTTCGGCCAGCTCGGCGACATCGTCCGCAACCTGCCGCTCGGCCTGGCCCACTTCGTCAAGGACATCGGCACTGACATCTTCGCCCCCGTGCGCGTCGGCGCCGACGTCATCGGCGGGCACGGGTTGCGCTCGATCAGCGAGTACATGCCCGCCGCCGCTGGGCTGACCCGCTCGTTCGGTCACACCGGCTATCGGTTCACGCACCCTGGCGAGTACCTCAAAGCGATCCGCGAGGGCCGCATCGTCGGCGAGTTGTTCGAGGACATCGGCAACCTGGCGATCATCGGCGGTCCCGCAGCCAAGGCGATCGGTGCCGGCGGGGCGGTCGCCGGGGAGGCAGCCGGAGAGGTCACTGCCCGGGCCGCCACCGAAGGAGCGGTACGTGAGCTGGCCGAAGCCGGGGCACGCGAAGCGGTCGCACCGGCCGCCGTGCAACCGGCCGCCTACCGTGGCCTTGCCGGTGTCGCCGCCCGCGGCGGCAACCTCGAGCTCGCCCAGGGTCTGCAGCGGGTCGGCAACGTCGTGCGCGACGTCACCTCGCTCGGCGAACGGGCCGCCAACCTCCCGGCCCGCCCCTACCAGCTCGCCGGCCGCGGCCTGATGCGCCTCGGCCAGGCGGCCGGCCTCGAGCACCCGATGGCCTATCTGACCCGGCTCGGTGAACGGGTGGCACCCGATCTCGCCTTCCAGGCGACCGAGAAGGGTGGTGTGCTGCGCTCGATCAAGGCGGTCGCCCACGGCGCCTCGGTGCGGGTGATCCGCCAGGCTCTGCGCGGCGCCAGTCTCGGACGCAAGCTCGGACTGTCCGAGGCCGAAGCCCGTGCCGTGCTCACCTCGATCGACCTGCCCAACTTCGGAGCAGGGCTGCACGGCCTCGACGCCGACGAGCTCGGCGAGTTCCTCGACACCGCCTACGCCGGGGTCGAAGAGTCGATGCGCCCGACCCTGTCCGACGTGCGCATGGCCATCGACTACCGCCACGGCAAGCTCGCCCCCGAGGTGATGGACCGGATGAACCAGGTCCGTGACGAGGTCCTTGCACAGGTCGGGCAGCGCACCGAGCGTGCCGTTGCCCGTGGTCTGCACCCTGAACAGCTCGACGCCGTGCTGCGTCCGACCCGCATCAGTGAGTTCCGGGCCGCTGCCGAGGCCAAACGCAACCGGGCGCAGCGGGTGTGGGAGCGAGCCGAGAACCGGGCGTTGCGCTCCGAGCGGCTGTCGTCGGCGGCCGACGCGATGGCCGATCTGCGGATCCCGCCGCCGACCGGTGACATCCCGGCCCATATCGCCCAGCGTGCCGGTGAGCTCGCCGACGAGTTGCAACAGGCCACCGCCGACTATGAACAGGCCCACGCCGCCGGGGCCACCGAGCAGCAGATCGCCGAGCTCGGCCTGCGCATCGACCAGATCGTCAAGGAGGCCCGCCAATTGCGGGGCGCCGGATGGGAGCGCACACCGGGCTCGCGGTTGACCGGCGAGTTCGACGCGGAGGGCAACCCGCTGCGCGAGCCGACCGAGCCGCCCTCTCCGTTCGAACGGGAACGGATCCGCCAGGGCGAGCTGCGCGCCCGGGCCGCCAACGACCGTGCCCGGGCCAACCGGGTGCGGCGCTCCGTCGACCGGCACAACGAGACGATCGCCAACGCCGAGACCGAGCTGTCACGCAGCTTCCAGGACCGTCTCCACGAAGACGTCAACGAGCCGACCGTCAACGCACTCCACGGTGCCGTCGCCCGCAGCCATCCCGGCGTTGACCGGGTGCAGATGGACATCGCCAAACGCCACGGGTTCGCCAAGGAATGGCGCCAATACCTCAAAGAAGGCGCCGGCGACGACCCGATGGGTCTGTCGGCGGCCGAGCGCTCGGCGCAGTTCCAGATCGAGCTGCGTGACCGTGGCATCGTCCTCGATGACCTCGAGCGCCGCACCCTCGCCAACGCCCATGGCCGTGACCGGCTGCTCGGTGACATGGGCGCCGCCCTCGAGGGTGAGGTCGACGCCAGGCGTCGGCTCAACAGCCCGTACCGGGTGCGTGACGTCATCGACCAGAACAGCCATCTGATCCCGGCCGAGACGCAGGCCCAGATCGACCGGGTCATGGAGCGCTACCAGGCCCGCCGGGCCAACACGATGAACCAGTTGTACAACGACTGGACCGCCGCGGTCCCGGCCCGTTTCCGCACCTCCGCCCAGGCCGCGCAACGCCAGATCAGCGCTCTCGTCGAGATGGCCGAGAAGGCCAACAAGGCACATCCCGGCTCCGGCGACGTCTACCTGCAACTGGCCGAGGACACGATGAGCACGCTGTCGGAGTTCGTCGACGCCGGGTTCGACCCGCAGCACCTGATCGGCGGGGAGCCGGTCACCGGCGGAATGGGGTTCGGCTCCGACAACCGGCTCACCCAGCCCTCGCTGCGCAGCGACTACATCCGCCGCAGCGGGCTGCGGCCGCTCACCCTCGACGCCTACGCCCGGCTCGAGGCGCAGCAGGCCGGCAAGTGGGTGGAGGGCCGGCGCAACGCGGCGATCGAAGAGTCCTTCGGGCAGCGCATCGACGAGCTCCCCGAACTGCAGCAGGTGCTGGCGCAGTGGGCCGCCGACCACAACGGCGAGGTCATGCCGTCCGACACCTTGCGCGGCCACGTCGAACAGGCCGGGTACGCCGGCCTCGACCCCAACACCGGACTCGGCCCGCAGTCCACCGTCGTGCCCAAACAGGTCTACGACAACCTCAACCCGGAGAGCTACAACATCCCCGGCCTGCGCGCCCTGACCCGAACCAACAAAGCGTTCAAGACATGGGCGCTGCCGTACTCCCCGAAGTGGCAGATCGGCAACCTGGTCGGCAACATCCTGCAAGCCGGGTTCCACGCCGGGGTCGGGCCGCTCGAGCTGGCCCGTCGGGCACGACAGATCGCCGGTGCCGCAGGCGGATGGCGGGAACTGTGGCGCCAGGAAGGACTGCCCGACTGGGCCCCCGAGGAGCTCGCCAACGCCGGGCTGTCACAGGAGGAGTTCGAGATCTTCCGCGAGCTGGGCGACGAGCCGGCCGTCACCGGCAAGGTCGGTGAGACGGTCCGTGCCGGCGCCCAGCGCGGCTACCGGATCAACAACTTCATCGACAACGTCACCCGCTCGTCGGTTCTCCTGTCCAAGCTGGCCGAGGGCGAGACCACTGACCAGGCGCTGCAGACCACACTGCGCTCGCTCGGCGACTACAGCCGGATGAGCAACTTCGAACGACAGGTCGTCAAGCAGATCTTCCCGTTCTACCCGTGGCTGCGCCACTCCATCGGCGCCACCCTGCGCTTGCCGGTCCAGTCCCCCACCCGCGCCGCGTTCCTGCTGCACCTCGCTGACATGTACAACGACCCCAACGAGCAGGGCTCGTTGCAGGCGCTGATGGGCGGGCGGATCCCGATCGCCGGCAAGCTGTTGAACCTCGGGGGGATCTCCCCGTTCGCCGACATCTCACCGCTCGGGTTCGCCCTCGACCCGATGAACATCCCCCAGGCGATGTCACCGGCGCTCAAGGCGGCCAGCACCATCGGACTCGGCTTCGACCCGTACCAGATGCGTGCGCTCAGCCGCCCCGCCGGCACCGCCCGCACCGACGAGTTCGGCCGGCCGGCGATGACCTCCCCGCTGCAACGACTGATCACCGACCCCCGTCATGGCCTCGGCGAGATCTTCTGGCAGCTCACCCAGCAAGGGCCGTCACAGATCCGTTCGCTGCGCGACCTCGCGCTCGGCAACGAGCAGCGCTACAGCGGCACCGGCTACCAGATCCGCAACCAGCTCGACCCACGCAAGCGCAGCCTGGCCACCCTGGCGCGGGCGCTCAACCTGCCGTTCCTCGAGCAGATGCCTACCGGGGGCTGACGATGCTTGCCCAGCGGTACCGCCTGCGGTTCGTCACCGGGATCTCGTTCAGCGCGGCCACCTACGGGTCGTCCACCTATGGCGGGCCGATCACCTACGGGCAGCGGGCGAGTGATCCGGTCACCGGCTACCGCTACCGGGTGGTGCCGCTGCCGGCCGGCTCACCCACGCAGCCGTCGTGGGTGCGTCGTGACGGCGACATCAGCCCCGCGTTCGAGGCGCAGATCTTCGACGAGATCGGCCCGGTCGATCTCAGCGCGGTGGCCAGCGCCACCCTTGTCCTCACCACCAACGGTGTCGACCCCGTGCAGCTCCCGCTGGAAGTCGTCGCACCGACCGAGGACGGCATCGTGTCGCACTCGTGGAACGGTGACGACGTCGTCCCGGTCGGCACCTACCGGACGACGTTCGTGTTGACCATGACGTCGGGCCGCCGGCTGTCACTGCCCAGTGACGACAACCTGAGCTTCGTCGTCACCCCCGCCTTCGATCTCTCCGCCCCCTGAACCAAACGGAAGGAACCAACCATGCCCAAAGTGTGCGACGACACCGTCCTCGACGGGGGACTCAACACCGTCAAGACGACCTGCACCCGGATGTGCGTCATCTCCGGTGCTGGCCTGGCGATCAACGCCACCGTCGCCAACATCAACTCGGTCCGGCTCGCCGAGCAGACCGGGATGGGAACCGGCGACTTCACGATCGCCGCCGGCAGCCAGCGTCAGCTCACCGTCGCCGCCAAAGGGCCGTTGACGCCCTCGGCGTCGGGGACACCGACCCACATCACGCTCGACAACGGGACCAAGCTGATCTACCAGACGACCTGCACCGGCTCCGCGCTCACGTCCGGTGGCGCTGGGGTCAACATCCCGACGTGGACGATCACGTTCGCCGGCCCGACATGAGCGACGATGACGAGTCCGGGACCGAGTCCGACGAGGAACCGGTGACGCTCGTCGTCGATGATGGCGAGCACGGTACCGACAGCACCTAGATCGGAGACCTCGGGTGCCGGGCACCATCGGCTACAACGCGATCGCTTCCAACTCCGACACGGTCGCTGGCAACTGGCAGGACGAGTGCTACACGGCCGACGCCTACACCTATGTCGCCGCGGCCGGTGACACCGTCACTCAGGTCGCCTTCTACAGCGGCAGCGGCGCGGGGGTCTCCGCCGAGATGGCGATCTACGTCGTCTCGGCGCAGCTACCGGCGGCTCGGGTCGGATCGGTCGTGTCGGTGCCGCTGGGCGCTACGGCCCAGTGGTACACCGCGGCGTGCTCGATCCCGTTGACTGCCGGGACGCGCTACGGCGTGGCGATCCGCTACGCCACCAACGGGTTCGGCGGCAACACGATGCGCTGGCAGACCGCCGGCTCCAACACGCTGTCGATCCTGTCGGGGGTCGACCTGCCTGCTCTGCCGGCCACCTGGACGCACAGCAGCTACGAAGCCGGTCTCATCTCCTACTACGCCACCGTCACCGCATCGGGGATCAGCCTCGCCGTCGACGCCGCTGCCCACGCCCACACCGCCAGCCAGCCCGCGCTGGTCGTCCCCGGCGTCGCCGCGCCCGACAACACGCTGCACGCCCAAAGCGCCCCGAACGTCACCCTCACCGGTGGCGACACCGACTTCACCGACGACTTCAACCGAGCGGACACGACCTCGGGCACCGCCAACGCGCTCGGGCCGAACTGGAACGTCCCGGCCAACTCTTGGTACATCTCCGGCAACACCGCCACCAAGGTCAACGGCGACCACTACGTCCGCTGGGTCCAGCCGATGCCCAGTGTCGACCACTTCATCGAGGTCGACATCCCCAAGGCCAAGGTGAGCAACTACATGTGGTTCCACCTGCGGGCGGCGAACAACACGCCCGGCACGGTGGTCCCCGTCAGCAGTTACGAGGCGGGGATCAACACCACCAGCGGTGGTGCCGGAGCAGGCCAGTGCGAGTTGGGCATCGTCCACGCCAACTCGACCTACACCGTGCTCGGCCGGGCCAACGTCACCTACGGCAGCGGCGGGGCGACCGCCCGGATGCGCCTGGAAGCTGTCGGTTCCACGATCCGTCTGTACATCGACGGCATCTTGCACATCACCGCCACCGACTCCGAGCTGACCGGCAGCTACGTCGGGCTCAACTGTTTCGCCGGCTCCACCGGTGATGTCTACTACGACAACTTCCGCGCCGGGGCGTACGTCGTGGTGCCGGTCGATCTCACGGTCGCTGCCGGCTCGCACGCCCACAGCGCGGCCTCGGTTGCCCTGCCCGGCGGGGACGTCACCCTCGCTGTCGACGTCTGCGCCCATGCCCACAACGTCGAGAGTCCGTTGCTGTCAGCCCCGCCTCCTAGTGGTGGCGGGATCATCGGCTACAACACGATCGGCATCAACTCCGACACGGTCGGTTCGAACTACAGCGACGAGTGCTACATCGCTGCCAGCAACACCTATGTCGCCAACGTCGGTGAGGCCGTCACCCAGGTCGCCTTCTACTCCGGTGGTGTCGCCACCACCGCCGAGTTGGCGATCTACGAGATCAACTCGACACCGCTGCCGACCAACCGCGTCGGATCGGTGATCCCGATCTCCATCGGCACGGCGGTCGGCTGGTACACGGCGGCGACGAACATCCCTCTCACCGCCGGGACTCGTTACGGGGTGGCGATCCGCTACTCGACGAGTGGTGGTGGCAATGCGCTGCGTTGGCAGGGGGCTCCCGGCGTCAACGTGCAGTCGAACCTCACGCCGCCCAACCTGCCGCCGTTGCCGGTCACTTGGAGCCACGGCAACTACGACGAGGGGTACGTCTCCTACTACGCCACCGTCACCGTCCCCACCGTCACCCTCGCCGTCGATGCCTGCGCGCACGGCCATGTTGCCTCGGCACCTGACACGTTCCTACCCGGGGTGATCAATGTCGTGGCCTGCACACACGGCCACATCGCTACCAGCCCGGCGCTGACGGTCGCCTACACGTTCGCCTTTCCGGTGACGAAGTCGCTGCGCAAGTGGCTCGACCAGAACGGTGTCCCGATCCAGGTGCGCGCCCTGTCGTCATGGGGTCTGGTGCAACGCAAGAGCACCGCCAACATCACCGTCGCTGTCAACTCAGCGGCCGACCGCGGGTTCAACTGCCTCGTCGTCGACTGCTCGGCCGGGATGAACATCGGCTCCGGTTGGACACCGTTCACCAACAGCGAATCCGGCAACACGGCATGGTCCGGGACGGCCTTCCGCTCGACGCTCGGGACGCTGTGGAGCGTCGAGATCCCACACCTGATGACCGAGGCGACGCGGCGCGGGATGTATGTCGGCGTGTCCTGCTATGCCGGCAGCGGGTCGCAGACCGCCACAAAGGCGGCGATGGCGGCGGCGTCCGACGCTGAGATGCGTCTCGCGGGCCAGCGCTGGGCGACCGCCCTCGCCCCCTGGCCGAACTGGGTGTTCCACTACGGCCTGGACGACAGTTCCGGTCCCGACTCCAAACTCGACCAGTTCGTGCGTGGCATCGAGGACGTCCACGGGCCGATCCTGTGCATTGGTGAGCCCAACCAAGGTGCCGACGCCCTGGCCCAGTGGCCGCCGGGGGCGTTCACCTACTTCGACCCCGAAGAGGCGATGTACCAGTACGACGGCGGTCACACGTCGGACTGGGTGCAACTGTGGCGGTCCACGTATCAGGGCGATCCGCGCACACCCGACGGACCGACGTGGGACTGCGAACCGCTGTACATCGGTCACGCCTCGTCCGCCCCGGAGCGCCTGGAGAAGCGCTACCGGCACTATGCCCTGCCGATCGAGGGGGCGCTGGGGATCAACAACGGCCACGAGGACTGGTGGACGTTCGGTGCCGCCGGGGTCGGTTTCACGGCCGGGGACACCTGGACGACGGCGATGAACAACGTCATGGTCCAGGACTTCCAGCGCGGATGGCCGATCTGGGATCTGTGCAACAGCATCGGTTGGGAAGCGACGACGACGTTCGTCACGACCGGTGCCGGTACGACCGGTTCCACGGCCGCCCAGGGTGCCGATGCTGACACGGCGATTGCCTACTTCTCGACGTCGCGCACCGTCACCGTCAACACCGCCCTGCTCGCCGGCACTGGCAACGTGAAGATCCGCTGGTACGACCCGACGACCGGCGCCTTTACCACCGTCACCGCCTCCGAAGGACAGACAGCCAGCCGGCCCGTCACATATCCGAGCCTGTCACGGAGCGACGGCACCACCGACATGGTGCTCGTCGTCGAGAACCTTGAGCGGACGCTCGTCGTTTCCAACACGTCTCATGGTCACACGACGTCCTCGCCGACGCTGATCTCGGGGGTCACCGTCGACGTCGACAGCGCCGTCCACGCCCACAGCGCGCAAGACGTCACGCTGACCGCTGCACTGCCGACCACCGTCCTCGTAGCCGACACGGCCCACGCCCACGCCGCCGCTGACGTCACGCTCACCCTGTTCGTCCTCCTCGTCGACAGCACCGTGCACGCCCACACGGTGCCACGGACCCGCCTCACCGGAGGCACCCCGTTGTCGGGTGTCGCCGACGCCGGAATCCAGGAGATCGTGATGCGCAGCGGCGACCAGCTCCCGTTGCTGGCCGTGACGGTCGAGGACGAGGTCGGGTACCCCCTCAACCTCAGCGACGCCTCGTCGGTCACGTTGGTCCTCACCCACGAGGACGGTGACGACCCGCGCGTCACGGTCCCCGACGGGCAGGTGCCACGGTCGAGGCTGCCGCTGCCGGCGGCAATCATCGACCCCGACGAGGGCATCGTGTCGTTCGACTGGGGTCCGCAACGGTTGCGTCCCGGCGTGCTGCAACTGATGGTCGTCGCCGAGTTCGTCGACGGCACGGTCACCGCGCCGTCGGATCGGGCAGTGCGGATCGTCGTGCGGCCCGACGTGCTGCCGACCAGCCCGTAACCATCACCAGGAGGCAACCGAATGACGTATCCACCCTCGATCCCGAGCAACACCCGTGCCGACCAGACCCCCCAGGCCGGCAACCATCCCGCCGACCACAACGCCATCGCCAACGCCCTCACCGACATCGTCAACGAGCTGGGCAGCGACCCGTCGTCGACGTTCGCCTCGCTCACCGCCCGGCTCAGCGGCTACCCGTCGAAGGTGCGGGTCACCGGCACCGGCGACGCCGACCTGACCGGTGACGGGCACGGCCTCCAGGTGGGTCTCAGCACCGGCCTCAACGTCGCCTTCGACACCAACGAGATCATGGCCCGCAACAACGGCGCCGCCTCGGCCCTCGTCCTCAACGCCGACGGCGGCAACGTGAGCTGCGGCGCCGGGTTGACCACCGCCGATGACGTGGTCGCCGGGCGAGACGTGATCGCCCTGCAGAACCCCGACGCTGCGGCCAACAAGCCTGGCGCCTGGCTCGGTCATGACGGCCGGGCCGAGTTCTTCCAGAACGCCGGTGCCGTGTCGACCTACACGATCGGCCTGACCCGCTCGGGCAGCCCCGTCGCCGATGTCGGCGGGCAGTTCATCCGTTTCGGCCGCAACACCACCAACACCGGACTCGGTTCGATCACCGTCGCCTCGGCCTCCAGCGTCTCCTACAACGAGACCTGCGACCCGCGTGGCAAGCGGTTCGTGTCGGCGATCACCGACGCCCTTCATCGGGTCCGCCAGCTCGGCAAGCGGGCCTACCGCGGCCGCTGGTTGGCCGACGAGGACGCCGGCGGCGGACTCGAGTGGGACTTCCTGTCGTCCACCGACGTCGAGGACGTCGCCCCGTACGCCATCACCGGAGAGCGCGACGCCGTCGACGGCGACGGCAACCCGGTCTTCCAGCAGGGCGACCTGACCAAGCTCGTGCCGCTGCTGTGCGCGGCGATCGACGAGCTGGGTGGGCGACTCGACCGACTCGAGGCGGCGGGCTGAGCAGGCTACCGGCGTGTTGCCCCTGTCGCGGCATGCCCCGTGTCGTACCATGATGTTCGATCTCATGGGAGGTGTCGATGGCCGATGACGTGTTCGGTGACTTCGATCCTGACGACTCCTGGGGCACCGAGCCTCCTGACCCCGAGCAGGTTGCCCGCAAGTTGCACACCCTCGCCGCCGAGACCGCCGCACTGCGCGGCTACGGCGTCCCCCGATGGGAGGCGCTGGACGACGACGAGCGCCAGGTCGCCATCGATCTGCTGGTGATCGTCATCGCCTGGCTGCGCCGTCAGGGTGCGCTGGTGTCCTGAATGGGCTCGCTGGACTGCATCGAGTGGGGGGGCGCTCGTACCTCTGGCGGCTACGGAGAGCGGCGTGTTGACGGCAGGGTGCGCTACGTCCATCGCTTGACTTGGGAGGCCGAACACGGCCCGATCCCTAACGGCCTGCACGTGCTCCACGCCTGTGACAACCCACCATGCTTCAACATCGACCACCTGTTTCTCGGCACGGCTGGCGACAATGCCCGGGACAAAGCGGCGAAGGGTCGCGTTCGCAACGGCCGGGAGCGTGATCACTGCGTCCACGGCCACCCCTACGACGAGGTGAACACCTACTGGCGTAAGGACCGTCCTGGTCACCGAGAGTGCCGGGCGTGCCGCAGAGGGGGGCAGTAGTCATCGGCTCGCTGTACTACGACCTCGTGGGCATCCTGCGCGGCGCCGGGTGCACGGTGTCGGAGAACTCGATCACCGACGGCTGGGAGCGCCGGGCGCGCAGCTCGGGCGGGTTCTCCTCCCCGCCGCTGGCGGTGTTCTGGCACCACACGGCCAGTTCGGCATCGGTCCAGAGCGACCTCAGCTACATGATCAACGGATCGAGCGACGCCCCGGTCGGCAACGTGCTGCTGGACCGCAGCGGCTGCTTCTGGCCGATCGCCGGAGGCGCCTCGAACTGCGCGGGCAAAGGCAACGCGATGACGTTCTCCCGTGGCACCGGTGGTGCGAACAACGGCAACTGTTGGGGTTTCCAGATCGAGGTCGCCAACAACGGGGTCGGCGAGGCCTGGCCGCAGGCCCAGATCGACGCCTTCTTCCGCGGCTCCAACGCGCTCAACGCGTTCGTTGGCAACCAGCCTGCCGACGTCACCAGCCACGCCCTCGGCGCCGGCGACGGCTACACCGACCGCAAGATCGACCCGGCCACCGCAGCCGCGGTGCAGGGACCGTGGAAGCCGCGCTCGACCAACAGCTCGGGCACCTGGTCGTTGGCCGACATCCGTGCCGAGTGCCAGCGCCGAGCGGGCGGCAGCGTCGGCCCCGGCCCGACCCCGCCACCACCCCTTGAGGAGGACGACACCATGCTGCGCGCGGCGAAGAACAAGGACACCGGCAACACCTACGTGCTCGGCAACGGCTCGACGGCCCAGACGATGGACGGGCTCGACTCGACTGAGCGTGACCTGCGCATCGCCGGCGGCGCCGTCGACGTCGCCACGCGCAAGATCGTCTATGCCTGGGGCAGTGTCACCCCGATCGCCGGTGGCGACGTGAAGAAGTACTGCGGGAAGTACTGAGGGCGGGTGGAGTCCGACGACGATGCCAGGGTGCGCATCGTCACGATCGTCGTGCTCGGGGTCAACCTGCTGGCGGCGATCATCGGACTGGCCTTCGTCGCCGTGCTCACTGACCGGAACTTGATCCGTCCCGAGCTGATGGCGCTGATCCTGTCCCTGGCGATCGCCACCGTCGGCGGGCTGCCGCAACGGTGGTGGCGCAAGCGGGGGCACTGGCGCATCGAGCACGACCGCAACGGCAGCCATGACACGTCTCCGTGACCGCAGCGGCCACGAGCTGGTCCACCCGAACCTCGACACCGGTGACTGACCGGACCAGGTACGCGAAGTAGTACCAGACCTAGTACCAGCACTTGAAAAGCCCTGGTAGATGGCTATTTTCGTGCTGTTGATGTGGCATCACAATGGGGCAGGTCAGAGCATCCGTCGAACGCGTTCTAGCAGGTAGGACGTTGCACGGCGTCGCATAGTGTTCTACTGTGACCTACACGTTCTAGTACCAGATCTAGTACCAGAACTCGACGTGCTGTCAGGAGTACAGGACCATGCCGAAGCCACCCGTCACGAAGCCCCGCACACTGCCCAAGGGCTTCGGCTGGGACCCCGATCGCCGCCAGGTCACGTTGCGCTTCATGGCCGGCGGCAAGCAGCGCACCGTCCGCGGCGACAACGTCGCCGAGTGCCGGACCAAGCGCGACGACTTCATCGCCCGGATCGAGGGGTCGGTTGAGCTTCCCAACGGCGAGCGCACCGTCGCCCAGCTGCTCGACGCCTGGTACGCCTTCCACGCTGCCAAGCGCAAGCCCAAGACCCGCGAGACGTACCGCCGCAGCATCGGCCTCGTCGCCGCCCACCCGCTGGCGCAGCGCGTCGCCAGCGCCGTGCTGATCGGCGACGTCGAGAACTTCTACGTGTGGATGGTCAACGAGCGTGACCTCGGCCAGTCGCAGCTGTGGCAGACCCGGACCCATCTCCACATGGCGTTCAAGCACGGGATGAAGCACGGGTTCAACACCGTCAACCCGGTCATCGGCGCCGACTTCCCCGCCGGCGTGCGCCCGCCGAGAGAGGCCACCTTTCTCTACGAGGACGAGTTCCACCTCGTCCGCCGGCATCTCACGGACAACCCGACGCCAGTGAACCTAGCGCTGCTGACGGGTCTGCTGACCGGTCTGCGGCCGGGCGAGGTCGCCGGGCTGTGCTGGGACGCCGTCGACCTCGACGCCGGCGTGCTCGAGGTGCGCCGGGAGTTGCAGATGGTGGGAGAGGACGGCCATCGCCGCTTCGAGGTGGTCGACGACCTCAAGAACCCGCAGTCGCACCGGTTCGTTGAGCTGACGCCGGATCTCATCGCCGCGCTGCGCCACGAGCTCGACGCCCGCCGGTTCCGGGCACGGTCACCGCGGGGCTGGCGCGAGAACAACCTGTGCTTCACGGTCACCGGCCGACCGCTCGACCACAACCGGCTGGCGTACCACCTGCGCAAGGCACTCAGGGTGCTCGGGCTGGAGCACGTCTCCCCGCACAAGCTGCGCCACACCAACGGATCGATCCTGTTGAACAGCGGGGAGTTCACGCTCGCCGACGTCGCCCGGCACCTCGGCCACAAGAACCTCGTCCAGGTCACCACTCGCTACGCCCACAGCGTCAAGCGAACACTGCCGGTGGCGGCGGCGCTCGCCAGGATCGTGTAGTCAGCCCCACCGAGCTGGGCGCGAGGCGAGCTCGTCGAGGGCGTCGGGCCAGCGCTGCAGCACCCGGCCGAACAACCCGAGCACGTCGACAACGGCGGCGATGTCGGCGCGGATGTCGCGAACCACCTCGGTGAACTGCTCGGCCGTGACCCGGTCGTCGAACAGGTCGTTGAGCTCGAGGTCGTGGCCGGCGACGGTGCGCTGCAGCCTGGCGATGGCGTGGATCATGTCGTCACGGGCCACCTCGGTGAAACCTCCATGTCGATGTGGGCCAGGTGTTCAGTCACGGTCGGTGACGTTCCAGGTCTCGTCGTCGACCTTTCGCAGCCACGGCAACGGGTTGCTACCGACGCAGGCAGGACAGAACGTGATCCCCGGACGACCGTTGATGTGCGCGTCGACGAAGCGCCGGCCGACGTAGGGCAGGGCTTTCGGGTCCTTGAGCCGGATCCCACAGTGAGTGCGGTCATCGCCGATCTCGTCGACGATGTGAACCGGCCGGGAATCGGACGGCGGTTCCATTCCCAGCATCTGTTCTGGCGATGTCATGTGGATCACTCCCGGTCGATCGTGGACAGTGTCGGCGGGCCGCCCTCAGGTCGGAAGATGACGACCGCCGAGGGAAACGGCGCGTTGTGCGCGGTGCGTTCGTGGTCGCCGCCGAAGTGCAACCGACCGCGGATGAACCGAATCTCCGAGGCATGCGGCATCACGTTCTCGTGCCACCACGTCGTCTCGGTGCGGGCCGGGATCAGCGCGACGACGGTGGCCCCATTCGCCGCCTCCTGTCGGGCCTTGGCGACCCAGCGGCCGATGACGCGACCGTAGGGCGGATTCATGAACACGGTCCCGCACCACCGTCGCGAGAGCCCGTCGTCGTCGGGGGTGAAGTAGCGCGGTGCCTTGGCGGACGAGTCGAGCGCGCACGGATCGAGGTCGAAGGTGAACTCACGGCGCAGCACGGCCATGAACGATTCAGGCGTCGCCCACGCGTCAACGTTGGATGAGAACACGCCGCGGTTGATCCGGTCGGCTCCATCTGCGGCAGCGATCGTCGCGACGGAATCGGACGGCGGTTCTATTCCAGCCATGTCGTTCACTGATCGTCTCGACTGTTCCGCAGCTCGATGACGATCGCACCGGCCAGGTCGTCGGGCAGCTCCAGCTTGCGGATGCATCGGAGCACGGCGGCGTCCTGCTCGGCGGCTTCCGCCACCGCGAGGTACGCCAGGGCGTGGTTGCGAACCTCATCTGGCGAGAGCTGCCCGAGCCAGATGTCGCCGTCCTGGTTGCTGACGGCGATGGTGACGAACGGCTCACCCTTCTCGTTGACGCCGTTGGTCATGTTGATCCCGGCGAGATCGTCCTTAGCCATCGCTGTCTCCGATCATCGCGGCGGTATTGAACGGCGGTTCCATAGCGCGCTCAGGCATCGTCGTCCTCGGCGTGCATGCTGCGGGCGACGGTGATCGCCTGGTCGATCTGCGTCAGGGCGTGGGCGACGGTGGCGCCGGGCAACTGGCGGGCCAACCAGTCGTAGGCGTCTTGCAGCAGGTCGTCGGGACAGCCGCGGGCGACGAGCAGGGCGAGGGTGGCAGGGTAGATACCGGCGGGCACGGCGCCCAGTCTCATCGCGGAATCGGTCGGCGGTTCCATAGTGGGGTCGGGCCTCCGATGGTCGGGGCACAGACACTGTGGGCAGTCCCGCGCTCCGTTGGGTGCGATCCGTTCATTGCCGGAGACGGGGTGCGAACAGTGCGGGCAGACACCGCTGGAATCGGGCGGCGGTTCCACAGCAGGGTCAGACATGGCGCTGTCCTACTGATCCCCTGGCGCTCATCAATGTCGGTGACGGATGACCTTCGGTGGTCTCCAGGCGGGACTTCAGCTCCTCGATCTCATCCCCGAGGGTATCAACCTCGGTGAGAAGGGCTGGGTAACCATTAAGGACTGGTCTTAACTGACCGAATAGGAACATCATCGTTACGTGGAGCAGTTCGACCTGCTCTGCCAGTTCTTCTACGCTCATCCCCTGTATTGCTCCGAGAGATCATGGCCCTGAGCTCCTCGATCTCTGCCCGAAGACCCTGAAGTTCAGCCCGAATCGACGGCTCATCAGTGACATTGCCCTTGTCGATGAACCGCATGACGTCTGTCACCCGATCGATCGGTGCCGCCGTGGCGAACGCCAGAAGCTGTTGTCGGATGACGGTGCTGTCTGCCCGCAGAAGGTCGTAACCCATCTTGACCTCGGTGACGATGACCCCTCCTCCCTCGGTCGGGTCGTCGACGACGAGGTCGGCGTCGAACGGCCGGACCAGTCCGCGGAGGCGCCCGCGCGGCCACTCCAGGGCTCTTCGACGTCCGCCTCGTAGCGGACGAACTTGTTCGCCTTCACCTCAGCCATCGAACATTGTCCTCAACTCGTCGGTGTGTGGAGGCTAAGGCGCAGACGGGTTCAGCCCGAGCGCATGAACGGCAACCGCACCGACGCCTATCTGCGTCAGGGTGGTGACACCCCAGCGGTCGTTCACGGCGACCACGACATGAGCTGCGGCAACCCGAACCAGACGAAGCGCGACCTCGATGTCGCAGACGGGGACACCTCGAAGTTCTTCTACCAGTGCCTGCCTGGCGGCAACCCTGCTGCGGGGCACGTCATGTCGGCGTTCGACACGACTGGCTACGCCATCATGTCGTTCTCACCGAAGCAGACGTTCACTGACGTGAACCGCATCTGCTTCGACGTCAACGCCACCGATGAAGGCGGCGGAAAGTGGACCGACCTGACGGTCGTCTCAGCCGACCTGTACCGCCAGCACGCCCCACGTCTCGACTACGTGGTGGAGGATTTCGACCAGGGCGACTTCAACCTGAAGGGCCTGCCCGCTTGGGGCATCAAGGACTTCCGTGGCACCCAGCATCAGATCGTCAACGGAAACGTCACGTTCTCAGACGGCGAGGCTCACGTCACCGATGACAGGGCGCCCCGCTATACGCACTGTGTGGAGAACCGTGCAGGTGGCGGCGCCACCCTCACCGTTGAGCGCCCCGAGGGCGGGATCAGCACGTTCGTGCTGCCTGAGGCGATCCCTTCAGGTGAGGTGAAGGTGATCTTCCAAGACGTGATGTACAACCCGCCAAAGCGTGCTGGCTATGACGCCAGCCACGTCACATGGCACTGGGATAACATCGAGATCAGCTAATCTCGGTCACGCTGCCGTCAGGCCAGATGATGCTCACTGGCTTGCCGACCTTCTGGGCGTAGCGGATCGTGTCCCAGGTACCACCTGGGGCGAGCGCCAGGTGGGTATCTGCCATGTCGCCGCCGAGGGCCGACGTCCGTTCCTGCTTCGGGCAGGCGATCAGCAGGTCGCAGGCGTCCACGATGTCTCTGTTCCGCTCCAAGTAGGGCTTCTCGGGGAGCAGCGTGACGTCATCAGCCCAGCCGTAGTCCTTCTCGTAGCAGAAGGCCCTCAACTTCGGATCGGTCGGTGGATGGATGACGACCCTGCCGCCGTAACGGCGGGCGAAGTAGTCGAACTCGGCGTCTGCGCCAACGCAGTCGCCGTGATGATTGACGTCACCGAACTCGCCCAAGTTGGCCCACTCGTCCAGCACGTCGTCCTGCGCCCGAGTGAGGCCTTCCCTCGTGCCCGTGAAGCCGATCACCGTCATGATGCCTCCTGGTCTGCAACATCGATCTGGTGCATCGTGTCGGGCTGCATGTTCGGACGGTGGCCGCTCTCGAGTTCGTGCCAGGTGCCGCGGGACACCCCGGCGCGTCGGGCCGCCGCTGCTTTGGTCAGGCCGAGGTCGAGACGACGTTGTTCGACGATCTGTCCGATTGTCATCGTGGCTGCCACACCACGCGACATTACGCAACATGGTGCGGCATATCAACGACTGTCTGCCGGCGCTCGTGCAACGGTCAGGTGACATCTCGTCGCTCGCACCCCCGATCCCTCTGACTGTCCCCCGCCCAACGTGAGGGTCACTTGTCATCTTGCTACACGATGCCTCACCGCGCAATGGCTGAACTGATCACGATGCGGCACCGTGCGGCACGTTGACCCGCTGTGCTATGGTGTCCCGTGTTCCAGGTCGTTCACGGCACAGGAGGGGACATGTCGGATCAACCGCCCGATGATCTCGCCCCGGAGGCTCGCCGCCCCGGCGACAGGCTGATGAGCGTCGCCGAGGTGGCCGAGTTCTGCTCCATCCACCGTGCCGGCGTGTACCGGCTGATGAACCGCGGCGAGCTCCCCTACGTGTTGGTCGGCCATCTCCGTCGGGTCCGCCGCCGTGACCTGCTCGACTACCTCGAGCGGGCGTCGTGAGCGACCACCACCGTCCGTCCGACCATCAGATGGCGGTCTGGCGCGAGGCCGGGCAGTTGATCTGCCAGTGCGCCGACCCGGTGCCCCGACGCGTTGAGCTGTTCGGCGGCTACGAGTGCCGCCGCTGCTGGAAGCTGATCACCCGCTGTGGCCCCGAGCTGCTGCGCCGTCGCGCCGAACTCGCCGAACAGCGATCGGTGGCGTCGTGAACCGGCTCGCCGCCACCGTCGTCTCGCTCGCCGCCCTGTGCGGCTGCACACCTGGGGAGCGGGCCGCGTGGGACGCCTGGCATGCCAAGGACCCGGCCGCCGCCGAAGCCTTCGCCCACCAGCTCGCCGACCGCGCGACAGATCGCGCGCCCACCCCGGGCGACTGCGCCAGCTATGTCCCGCTGTTCGAGGCCCATGGCCTGCCGGCGGCGACGTTCAAGGCGATCGCCTGGCGCGAGTCGGGCTGCCGTCACGACGTGTTCGTGATCAACCGCACCGACTCCGGCGGCGGCCTGTTGGGCATCAACCTCAAGGGCTCGCTGGCCGCCACCTGGCATCGGTGGTGTGGGGCGACGCTCGCCAACATCACCGACGCCGAGGTCAACGTGCGTTGCGCCGCAGCCGCCTACCGGCGGATGGGGATGGCGCCGTGGTCATGACCGTCGTGCCAGACGCCTGGCCCGCCACCACAGCCAGGCCAGCCGGGACCGTCGCGGTGATCGCGGGTGCAGGGCGGTGTGGGCGGTGAGCGCCGAGCGGATCGACGTGATCGTCTGCGACAGCTGCCGCCAGCTGGTCCCCGTCGACGACCTCGAGCTGGTCGAGCTCGCCGAACCCGAGCTGTGGTGCTCGTGGTGCCGGGGCGTGTCGTCGTGAGCGAGGACTATCAGAGACATCCCACGACCGGTGCCCCGTTCGTGAACTCGCCAACCAAGCTGACCCAGGCCGGCCGGCCAGCGCGTGTCATGTACGGCCGTCCGAGCGGGTTCGGTGCCCAGGTGGAGAACCGGTTCAACCTGGAGAAGTGGTCCGAGCGCCGGGTGCTGCTCGGTGCCAGCCGCATCGACCTGGCCGGGGTGGAGGTGCTCGACCCCGACGACGAGACGGACCGCACCCAGCTCGACGGCCTGGCGGTGGAGGCCAAGAAGGCTGCCGACGCGTTCCTGGCGGCCAAGCGCGGCACGTTGTTCCACGACCTCACCGCATACCTCGACCAGGCCGAGCAGTCGCCGGTCGAGCTGCTCGCCGCCGGCGAGGACCTCGGCCTGCCGACCAAGCTGGTCGACGCCCTGATCGGTGTCTATGACACCTGCATGCAACGCCACGGCCTGCGCGTGCTCGCCGTCGAACAGAAGGTGGTCGACGACCGCTGGCGCCTCGCCGGCACGTTGGACCGCGTCGTCGAGCTGACCGAGCCGTTGTCGTTCGAGAACCTGGTCATCCCGGCCGGGACCCGGCTGGTGCTGGACGTCAAGACGGGCCGGTTGAAGGTGGAGGGCGGGCGCCCGGCGTACTGGCACAGCTACGCCGTGCAGATCGCCTCCTACTCCCATTCGGTGCCGTACTGGATCGAGGGGTTGCACGAGGAGCGCCTGGAGTGGCCGTGGCCGATCTCGCAGCGTCACGGCCTGATCCTCCACCTCGACATCCGCAACGCCATCGAGGAGGGCGTCGCCACCGCCGCCCTGTACCACGTCGACCTGGTGCTCGGGCACATGGCCGGGAACCTGTGCCGGGCTGCACGTGACTGGCAGAACCGCCGTGACGTGATTCGTTCCCACGACGAACCGCCGGTGGCGACCACGGTGCGGGATCCGTTCTGACGTGCTCGTGCTCGACCTGTTCTGCGGTGCCGGGGGCGCCTCCGAGGGACTGGCCTCGCTCGGGCTGGCCTCGCTCGGCATCGACCACGACGCCGACTCGTGCATCACCCATGTCCGCGCCGGGCACGCCACGATCCGCGCCGACCTGCGGGTGTACCCGTTCGGCCATCTCGCTGGCCGGGTCGATGTCGTCCATGCCTCCCCGCCGTGCCAGCCGTTCTCGGCCGGTGGCAACCGCCGCGGCCACCTCGATCCGCGTGACGGCATGCCGTGGCTGCTGCGGGCGCTCGGCGAGATCCGGCCCCGTGTGGTCACCGTCGAGAACGTCAAGGGCCTGACGTTCAAGCCGCAGATCCCGTACCTCGACTGGTTCCTCGGCGAGCTGGGCGGGCTCGGTTACGACGTCGACCACCGCGTGCTCAACGCGGCGGACTTCGGAGTGCCCCAGACCCGCGAGCGCCTGTTCATCATCGGCCGCAGCGACGGTGTCGTCCCGAAGTGGCCGGACCCGACCCACAGCCGGCACGCTGCTGACGGGCTGGCGCCGTCCAGATCGGCAACGCCGTGCCGCCGCAGCTCCTCGCCGTCGTGCTCGCCGCCAATCTCCCCACCAACAACAACCACAGCAAGGAGACAACCGTGTCCAACTTCTGGTCCGACCCGGAACTGGAGAAGGCCGCCAAGGGGGCCGAGTACTTCAAGTTCCTCGAGGTCGGTGACACCGTCAGCGGCACGATCCGCGACCTGCGCAAGGTCGACTTCGACGGGCGCACCGCCGTCGAGGTGACCTTCGACGACGACTCCAAGGCGACGTTCGGTCAGGTGCTGATGCTGCGCCAGCTGTACATCCTGCAGCCGACGCCGGGCGACCAGTTGACCGTCACCTTGTCCGCCGTCGACAAGAAGGGGGCCAAGACGCTGAAGCTGTTCACCGGCAAGATCGTCCGCCCCAACGGCGACGTCGAAGAGTTCGACCAGACGAAGTGAGCGAGACGGCGTACCGCGGGCACCTGCTGTCGGGGCTCGCCGCCGTCCCCTACAGCGTCGGTGACGGCGCGGCGGCCGTGCGCATGGCCCGTCGCGCCGGCACCGTCGCCGTCGACATCGAGACCGCCGGCCTGGGCGTCGACGCCTGGGACGTCCACGCCGTGCAGCTGGCCACCCCGCACGAGGCGCACGTCCTCGACGCCGCCACCGACCGCCAGGCGATCGTCGACGCCCTCGCCGGTGCTCACCGTCTGCTCGTCCACAACTCGACGTTCGACGTGCCGATCCTCCACGGTCTCGGCTACCTCGACCTCGGCGCCGTCGCCAAGGTCTACGACACGCTGGTCGCCGCCCGTCTCGCCGCACCGTCGGAGCGGGGCGGGCACGACCTGGCCACCGCCTTCGCCACCCACTGCCCGGACCGCTCGGTCGGTGACAAGCGTTCCCTGGCGGAGCGCTGGCGGGAGACGACAGGACGGTCCAAGGCGGAGATGTTCCGCTCCCTCGGCACCGGGTCGGAGGCGTTCTGCCAGTACGCCGCCCGTGACGCGGTGATGACGGCGATCCTCGCCGAGGTGCTCCCGGCGGCCCATCGCCGCCACGTCAGTGACCACCCGTTCCGCCGTTCCGGTGACGCCGAGTACCTGATGGAGCGGGAGCAGACAATCAACCGGATGCTGCTGGCCCGCACCTGCCGGGGGATCGGGATCGATTTCGACGTCGTCGACGACCTAGAGCGCGAGCTGCAGCGCGACGCCTGGGCAGCCGACGCCGTGCTGACCAGCTACGGCGTCGACGTCGAGCTGTCCCCGCCGAAGGTGAAGGAGGCGACGATGGACGTGCTCGACGAGCTCGGCCGCATCCCGGCGACGTACCCCCGGCTGCTCAACGGGCGCCCGACCGCCGACGCCCGCCACCTGCGCTACCTCGAGCACCCGGCGATCGAGCAGCTCGAGGTGCGCTCCAAGGCATTGCGGTTCATCACCGACTACGCCCACAAGCTGACCCACCTGGCCCGTGACGGGCGCATCCATCCGCAGGTCGCCGTCGCCCAGGCGGTCACCGGGCGGATGTCGATGAAGGAGCCGCCCTTGCAGCAGTACCCGCCGCGGGTGCGCCGGATGATGCGCTTCGACACGGCGGCGACGTCGTTGGACTGGGCGTCGATCGAGCCGGTGCTGTTCGCCAACCTGGCCGGCGAGACGGTGCTGCTCGACGAGTTCGAGGCCGGCGGCGACGTCTACCTGCCGATCGCCACGGCGGCCGGCGTGACCCGCAAGACGGCCAAGGTGATCCTCCTCGCCCAGCTCTACGGGCAGGGCCGCCGCCAGTTGGCCTGGCAGCTCGGGATCGGCGAGGACGAGGCGGGCGATCTGGTGCGCCGGGTGATGGGCCAGTTCACCGCCCTGGCGACGGCCACGTCGGCGATCCGCCGGGTCGGCGACGCCTACGGCAAGGCGCAGACCCTGAGCGGACGGATCTGTCCGATCGACCCCGACTTCCGCACCGGCAACCGCACGTTCCTCGGCTACAAGGCGGTCAACTACGTCGTCCAGGGCGGCGCCTACGACCTGTTGGCCGAGGCCCTGTTCGCGATGCACCGCCACGGCCTCGACGACGCCGTGTACGTCGCCGTCCACGATGAGCTGGTCGTCGCCGCCGACGCCGCCGACGAGGTCGAGGCGATCATGCGCAGCGCGCCGGCGGCGCTGGTCGAGGCGGCCGGGCGTGTCCCGTTGCTGCGCGTCGAGCGCACCGAGCTCGGCGACCACTGGGTCGAGAAGGAGGGCTAGATGAGGCCGTGGTCGTTCACGGTGTGGGCGGTCGACACGCCGCTCGCCAAGCACGCCCGCACGGCGGTGCGCAACGGGTTCGCCGTCGTGTTCCTGCGCCCCGGCGGCAAGGAGCCGCTGTGCCCGCTGACGTCGCGGGAGCTGAAGCGGGCCGGGCCGCACCATCGGTGCGGGGTCAGCCACGCCAGCAGTGACGAGCGCTGGGTGCTGCGCAAGGCCAAGCACCTCGCCGAGATCCACGAGCACATCAACTTGGGGATCGCCGCCCACGCTTCGGGTGTCGTGGTGATCGACGCCGACGGTCCCGAGCAGTCCGAGACGGTCAGCGAGCTGCTGCGCCAGCTCGGCGAGGACGCCGCCGTGCTCGCCGGTCAGCCGACGGTGCTGACGCCAGGCAAGCAGCGTTCCGGCGGGTGGGTCCACGAGCGCGGCACCCACTGGTACTTCAACCGGCCCGACGATCTCGACCTGCCGCAGTACCCCGGCGAGCTGGTGCTGCCCGGCGGGGCGGTGATGCGCTGGGGCAACAGCTACACGGTGGTCCCGCCGAGCGAACGGGCCGAGGGTCCGTACGTCAGCCTGACCGACGAGATCGCCGACGTCCCCGCCGGCCTGGTGGCGATGATCCGGGCGCACGTCGAGACGAGGACGCAGCGCACCGTCGACGTGGCCGAGCGGTTCGCCAATGACGACATCGCCCAGTGGGCCTGTCGGACGCCGTGGCACACCCTGCTCGAGCCCGACGGCTGGGAGTGGGTCGGCAAGTTCGACCGCCAATGCGGGTGCCCGGTGTGGAAGCGCCCCGGCGAGGACACCTCGACGGATCGTTCGGCGATCGCCCACGAGGACGACTGCGTCCGCCTCCCCAACCTCGAGGGCCACGGCGCCCTGTACGTCTTCAGCGACAACCCGCCGGGTCTGCTCGCCGAGCGGGTTGCCGACGGCCAGCGGACGTTCACCAAGCTGCAGTACGTCGCCCTGGCCCGCCACGACGGCGACGAGGCGGCGGCCCGTGTGGCGCTTGGGATCGACCCCGACTACAGCCAGCTCTGGGATGGTTCTGGCCCTGCGGACGGCACCGGCGACCCATACACACCTGGGGGCGGTCAGGAACGCCAGAATCCCCACGCCGATACCTCTGAGCAGGAGGAATACCTCCCAAATGATTCGGACAGAGACCCTTCGGACAGACACCCGTTGTCCGTTCTCGCGGAGCGTCTGTCGGAAAGAACCGGTGTGTCCAATGCCCAAGCCAAGAAGGCCGTTGGCGACGAATGGGTGCGGCGCGAGGCCAAGGTGGTGCTCGACGGATACCTCGGGGCCGAGGCCGGCACGGGGAGCTCGACGTGGATGCCGCGGGGGATCGAGCAGATGAGGTCGGCACTGCACCGCGACCGCAGCGAGCGCCTCGAAGGCATCCTCGAGCGCAGCGACGGCGCCACCCTGTTCCCGGTCGGCAAGTTGCACGAGCTGTTCGGCCAATCATCGTCCGGCAAGACGTTGCTGATGATGGTGGCGATGCTCCAGCAGGTGATGACCGGGCACCGGGTTCTGTACTGCGACTTCGAAGACACCCTCGAGACCTTCCTCGACCGTTACGCCGTCGACCTCGGCATCGACATCGAACCGTTCATTGACGCCGGGTTGCTGTGCTACGCCAACCCGACCGAGCCGCCAGCTGATCTCACCCCGCTGATGTCGATGGGTTTCCGGCTCGTCGTCATCGATTCGCTGTCAGAGGTGGTCGCCGCCATCAACGACGGATCGCTCCGTGACGGCAGCCTGATCCGCCGAGTGATGGGTGGCCTTCGTCAGCTAGCGCTGTCGGGTCCAGCTGTCGTCGTCATCGCTCACGGGTCCGAGAAGGTCGACGTGCCGTCGAGCTCGCTGGGTGCGAGCGAGATCCGTCAGGCGCTCACCGGTCAGGACGTGCTGCTACTGGAGCGCAGGCCGTTCGACGCCCGCACCGCCGGTCACTCGTTGATCTACATCGCCAAGGACCGCGGCAGTCATGCCGGTGGCGACACCGACATCGACGAGCGAGCTGCCAACAAGGTGCAGCGCCGGCTGTGGGGAATGATGACCGTCACCCCGACACCGCCCGACGGGCTCGAGCACGCCGGCTGGTACACGACGATTGAGATCGAACCGGCCAGACACGCCGACCTCGAGCCACCCAAAGAGCGTGAGATCGACCGTTGCGAGCGTCTCGTCATCGCCTACCTGCGCGAGCGTCCCGAGCAGTCGGCCCGCCAGATCGACATGACCGACGACATCGCCGACGAGCACGACGCCAGCGAGCGGACGCTCCGCCGGGCGATTCGCCGCCTGATCGAGGACGGCATGGCCCACGAGATCGCCCAGCACACGTCAAGCACCGGCCGTCCTTCGCCGGTCATCAAGCTCGGCCCTGCTCCCGAGGAGGCACAGTGATGGTCGCCACCCATGTCAAGGGATCCCGTTGGCGTCTGGCGGTGCAGCGCTGGCTACAGGAGGCCGGGTTCACCACCACCATCCGCGGGTTGGGCTTCCCCGGCGACGACATCCTGGCCAGGCGCGGGGTCCATGTGTTCTCGGTGGAGGCGAAGAACCACACCCGGGTGGACCTGTCGGTGTTCTTGGACCAGGCCGAGCTGAACGCGGCGGGCTATGTCGACGAGGTGGCGCTGCCGGTGCTGGTGTTGCACCGCCGGGGCAAGTCGGACCCGGACAAGGGCTATGTGGTGATGCCCGGCTGGGCGTTCGTCGAGCTGGTCACCCGGCCGTGAGCAAGGTGTCGCCCGTCGAACGGGCGGCGCGTGCCAGAGCGTCGCGGGCCGCTGCCATCGCCGGCCCAGGCTCGGAGCACAGCGACCTGAGGGTCGGTGAGAGGGTCCGGGTCAATCGTGCGCTACCGGCGAGCGGCACCTGGAGCCGCTACGACGGCCGCGAAGGGTGGGTTGCCGCCGTCAACCGCCAACGCTTCCCCGACGGGCGTGTGCACGTCGAGATCGGGGTGTCGTTCGGTCGCCGGCCGCGGCCAGGATCCGCCGGTGGCGGGGTCGACAAGGTGATCTGGTTCCGCACCGACGAGGTGGTGCGGGTGTGACGCGCCGGACCCCTGCCCCGTGGGAGGGCAGGGGTCCGGACGGTGGGGGCGGCGGTCAGTGGGTCCGGTGTTCGCGTTCGTCGAGGCGACCCTCGATGCGGGCGACGCGTGCGGACAGCTCGTCGATGCGTGCCGAGAGCCGATGGTCGAGCTCGTCGAGGCGGGCGCTGAGGCGACGGTCGAGCTCGTCGATCTTGTCGGTGAGCCGGTTGACGTCGGCTTTGAGCCAGCCGAGGGCGAGCAGGATGAGGGCACCGACGATGGCGTTCACGGCGATGTCCATGACACCTCCGACTGTAGCGTCGTGTCGCATCCCGGCCGGGCGAGGGCGCGGCGGTGGGTGCGGCAGATCTCTGTCGCCGTCCACGGCTGCCCGGAGCGTTTGTGCCGGCGGGCGATGTTGAGACGTTGGGCGATCGCCCGCCAGGTGTCACCGGCCCGGCGCCAGGTAGCGACGTCGGTGAGCACGGAGCGTTCGGCCGGGTCGTCCCACCCGTAGGGCCGTGGCCCGCCGGACCATCCCTGGGCAGCGAGCTGGCGGCGTTTGCCGGCGCGCAGGCGCATGCGGATCTGGTTGCGTTCGAACTGGGCGACGGCGCCGAGCACCTGGCGGATCAGGGTGCGGGTGGGGTCGTCGGGGTCGTCACCGGTGCGCAGGTAGTGGCATTCGGCCGGGTCGGCCGACAGCACGGTGGCGCCGGCTTCCCAGAGGATCTTGAGGACCGTCTCTTGCACTGCCAGGGAGCGGGCGAGACGGTCGAGCTTGGGCAGCACGACGGTGGTGCCGGGATGGTCCTGGCACCGGACGATGAGCTCGTCGAGGCCGGGCCGGTCGGCCTGTTCGCAGGTGCCGGAGATGCCTTCGTCGCTGTACCAGTGGGTGATGGTGAGCCCTTCGAGCGTGGCGAGGGCGGTCGCCGCGTCGCGTTGGATGTCGAGGCCGTAGCCGTCGAGCTGGGCTTCGCCCGAGACGCGGATGTAGGCGGCGGTCATCGGCCGAGCTCGATGTCGACGCAACAGCTGTGGCAGAGCAGGTGGTCGCCGCGCTCGACGAGGTCACTGCGGTCGTAGGACCATCGGTGGCAGCGTCGGCATTCGTAGCGGTAGGTGCCGTTGCGCCGGCGTTCCTGGTCGCGGCCGTGGTTGGCGCCGCCGCGGGCGGCGGCGTAGATGAGGGCGATGATGCCCAGGACGACGACGATGGCGGTCACAGCATCACCGCCAGCAGTGTGAGGAGCCAGATCGGCGAGGTGAGGATGACGGCCCAGGCGGCGAGGCCGGCGAGGTTGCGGGCGAGGTCACGCATCGGGGTCGATCTCCCCGGCGAGGGCGCGGGCGGCGGCGATGGCCCGGTGGCGGTGCGGGTAGAGGCCGATGCGCGAGGGCAATGTGCCCGGCGCGTGGATCTCGACGGCGTAGCCGGTGTCACGTTCGGTGACGCGGATCCGCCCGTTGAGGTAGGTGGCGACAGTGGTCATGTGTGAAGTCTCCGTGTGAAGTCTGGGGGTCGGTAGGGTAGCGGTCCGGTGCCGGCCCCGGCCGCGTGTGTGTGAAGTCTCCGCGGTCGGGGCCGGCCCAATGTCGTTCAGGCGTCGGCGTGCCAGGCGAAGTACCGCCGCGGGGAGTGGGTGAACATGAGCGTGCCGCGGGTGCCGTCGGCGCGGCGCCGGGCGACGACGTAGGGGGCGGCGAACCCCTCAACGGTGAACTCCGCCTGCAATGTCGTCGTGTCCCACACTGGCTCGCCGCGCTCGAGGGCGGCGGCGAGCTCGGCCGGCATGGCGGGCAGCATCGCTCGGCGCATGTCATCGGTGGCGCTCACGACAGCCAGTCCTCAAGGTCGGACATCGCGCCATCCATGTCGTCTCCGCCCAGCTCGTAGGCGGCAGCGATGACGGCACGGGCGCTGGCCGGGGCGAGCTCACCACAACGCTCGCCCAGTGCCGCGCAGCCGCGGCGCCGGAAGTCGGCCGCGACGGCGCGGTAGCTCGAGCCGAGCTCGCCGGCAACGTCGTGCAGGGTGTCGTTGTCCCACGGCTCTGCGCATCGTGGGCAGTACAGGTCCATTCGTGAAGTCTCCTTGTCTCAGTGTCACGGACGGGCGTCCGTGCGATCCGCGCCCGGCATGGTGGGGGATGCCGGGCGCGCTCGGTAGGGGCCCGTCAGTCGCCGCGCCGTCGTGCCATCCGCCGGAGCAGCTCGAGCGCGGCGGCGCTGTAGGCGGCCCACCCGGCGATGATGAGTGCGCCGATCATGGCGTGCTCACGACGAATCCGCTGCGCCCGGTCAGTGAGCGTGCCTTGCCTTTCGCCGACAGATCGCCGATCACGCCGCCGGCTGTCAGCAT